ACCAGAGTCAGCCATTGAGAACACCTACAAGATTGCCGAGATGTGCAACGCAGAGTTGCCAACTGCGCAGATGGTTTCATTTGTTGCTGAAAAGACTTTACGCCAAATGTGTGAGGAAGGTGCACCACCTCGCAACATTGATCTCAGCGACCCAGTTTACAAAGCTCGTCTTGACCGAGAGTTGAACCTCATCGCTGACAAAGAGTTTGAGGACTACTTTTATGTTATCGCTGACATGATCAACTACGCCAAGCAACACATGCTCGTTGGGCCAGCACGAGGCTCATCGTCTGGCTCATTGGTTTGCTACCTCACTGGCATCACTGACATTGACCCGATTGAGCATGACTTGTTGTTTGAACGATTCATTGACATCACTCGTGAGGACTTACCCGACATTGATATTGACTTTCAAGACGACCGCAGAGAGATGGTGTTTGAGTATCTGAGGCAAAAGTATGGAGCGGAAAAGGTTGCTCACCTCGGAACTGTGTCACGCTACAAAGCCAAAAGCACAATCGCAGAAGTTGCCAAAGAGCTAGGCATACCTGCTTGGGAGGTAAATGATCTCAAAGGTGCAATCATTGAAAGAAGCTCTGGCGACTCTCGTGCTGCATTTTGCATACTTGATACATTCAACGAACTTGACATTGGTCGGCAGGTCTTGGAAAAGTACCCACAGATCAAAGTTGCCGCAGACATGGAGAACCATGCACGTCACAATGGTGTTCATGCCGCAGGGATCATTGTCACTGAAAAGCCTGTTAGTCAGTATTGTTCTGTATCAGGTCAGACAGGTGCAACCCAGATTGACAAAAAGGATGCTGAGGATCTTAATCTGCTGAAGATTGATGCCTTGGGGCTGAGGACTCTTTCAGTTTTGCAAGATGTGCTTGATCAAGTCGGTTGGACTCGTGATCAGCTGATCAACTATCCTCTTGAGGATGAGGAGGCATTCAAAGTTTTGAATGATGAAAAGTACGCAGGTATTTTTCAGTTTGAAGGCTATGCTCTTCAGTCAGTGACAAGGCAGATGAAAGTGCACAAGTTTGAAGACATTGCAGCGATTACTGCTTTGGCTCGTCCTGGACCACTCAACTCAGGTGGCACAACTCAGTTTATCAAAAGGCATGTCGGCTCATCGCCTGTTGAGTATCTTCACCCAATGACTGAGACAATCACAAAGGTCACCAATGGTGTTGTTGTGTATCAGGAACAAGTCATGACAATAGCCAGAGATGTGGGTAAGCTCTCATGGGAAGATGTATCAACCCTCCGCAAAGCAATGTCCAAGTCATACGGAAAAGAATATTTTGATACCTTTTGGGAAAGGTTCAAAGTTGGTGCAGCTGAGAATGATATTGAAGAAGATCAAGCCCAACGCATCTGGGACAACATCAACACAATGGGCTCATGGGCATTCAACAGATCACACGCCATCGCATATGGCATGGTCAGCTACTGGTGTTGCGTACTCAAGAGCAAGTTCCCCCTGGAGTTTGCCGCAGCATGTTTGCGCAACGTCAAAGATGACGAACAAGCAGTCAGGCTTTTGCGTGAGGTCGTCAAGGAAGGTCTCAGCTACAAGCCATTTGACAAATTCAAGTCAACCCAGAACTGGTCTGTGCAGGATGGTGCTCTGATAGGTGGATTGATGGGCATCAAAGGTATCGGTCCAAAAATGGCTGAGGACATCGTTAACAGACGTGAGATGGCACAACCTCTGACTCCTCGGCAAGAGTCGCTCCTGGACAACGGTACAACACCCTACGACGATATTTTTGAGTGTGAGAGGAGGTTCGGGCATATCAAGGCTGATCCTGCCTCGCACAACATAGTTTCTGCCATAACTGACATTCAAGAGCTTGATGCTGACACTCCAGGAACATTTGTGTTTTTCGGCAAGCTCAAAGAGAAAAACTTGAGAGACATGAACGAGACTGTCAACCTTGCCAAGCGTGGTGGTCGCAGGGTTGATAAGAATAATCTGTGGCTCAACTTAACTTTTGAGGATGACACTGGTCCAATCATTGCAACCATTGATCGCTTCAAATATTCACGCATGGGTAAGCCAATCGTTGAGGACGGAAGGCTTGGTGATTGGTACTTGGTAAAAGGTCAGATCAGACAAGGATTCAGAAAAATATATGTAGAGAAAGTTCGTAAGTTGACATAAGTCTTTGTTTTCGCTGAAAAGAAAAATCACTTTCTTGTTATTTTTTTGTTGCCTTTTATCCCAGAAAAGGCGATACTAACAAGAGTTAGGAATTACTGAGAAAGGAAATCATCATGGAAAAACATACTCCAACCCGTCGCCCTGTTACTGATTGGATCGGTAACCAACGCAAAACTTGGTGTGGTCCATACGCCATTGCCACTGTTTGCGGAACTGGATATGAGCCAGCCTATCAGGTTGCCAAGAATGTTCGGGGCAAGCGTCATGCCAAAGGCATAAGCAACTCTGACCTGCAGAAGTCTTGCGCAAAGTTTGGCGTTAAAGGCAAGTGGTACCCGATCTCAAGCGTCGGTGCTGGAAACAAGTCAAAGATGAAGCTCGAGAACTTCCTCAAGCTTCTTCTTCCTGGCAAGGTGTATGTGATTCAGATCACCAAGCATTTCATCGTTGTTGACACTCGTGACTTCACGACCATTGACAACCAGAACCCTGACGCATGGATCGCGATGGAAGCGACCAAGCACAAGAACAAGCTCGTCCACAACTACTTTGTGGTTGAGAACCCGAAGTTCGATCCCAAGAGCGAAGACACTTGGCTGATTGAACCACTGGCTGCAGCCAGCAACTAACCACTGAAAGGGAACCCACCTGAGCATGTGGCAAAACTGCTCGCCAGATTCTGATTCGTGGAGTGCCTATGCGAAGCGATATGCGTTGTAAGACATGCAGTGACATAGGTGTAGGCATATGCTGTTTAGGGGTGCGACGGCATATGTTGAAGAAAAAGCACCCCACCAACTGAGAAAGGTAAAAATATGATTGAAGCAGCACTCACATGCATGGCGATGGCAGTTTACTTTGAGGCGAGGGGTGAGCCTCTTGTCGGTCAGTCAGCTGTGGCTCATGTTATATTGAACAGGGTTGAAGATCACCGCTACCCAAACACAATTTGTCAAGTCGTGAAGCAGGGACCAACCTACAAATGGAAAACCAACTACCCAATCCGCCACAAATGTCAATTCAGCTTTTACTGCGATGGGAAGTCTGACAAGCCTACAGACCGAGACGCCTACACAATGGCAAAGATGATATCGTTTGGTGCAATAACAGGCAGGACATATGACCCAACAGAAGGTGCCACCCACTATCATGCCTACTACGTCAATCCCTCTTGGGCTCAATCAAAACACATGACAGTCCGCATCAACGACCACATATTTTATGCTTGGGACTAACACACTGCATTGCCCAATGCAACCACTCGTTGAGGAAGAAAAACATAAGTCCTTGAAAACAAAGGAAACAAATATCACTTTCTTTCAATTTTTTTGTTGCCTTTTGTGCCAAAAAAGCCGATACTAACAAAGTAGAGAGTTACTGAGAAAGGAAAATATCATGAATTTCAAGTGGGACAGTGAAGAGAATCGCGAGTTGTTTGTCAGCCTCAAGGGCATCATCAAGAATGATGGCTTCTTCAAGTCAGCTGGTCAGGCTGCATTTTTTGCTAAGCGTGTTCGCGAGGGTTCAAGCCACATTGGTCCAGTGACTTGCTGGGACAACTCTGTTGAGGTTGCTGAGGGTCAGTATGCTCTGATTTGTGAAGGCACTGTCGGTGCTGGCGATGTCAACTATGTCAACAACTGGGGTCGTCATGCTCGTCGCAAGGCTTGGATCTTCCTGATGGACGATGCTGGTGTTGTGGCTATGTTCATCGGTCGCTGCAAGCACTTCAGCGATGGCTCTGCTCCGAATGGTGAGAAGACTGTTCGCGACTGGGTTCGTGCTGACGATGGTCGTGCTCAGGAGCTGGCTCAGACTTGGGCAGAGGAGCGTGCCGCAAAAGCCAAGATTCTTGGCGAGAAGCGTGCAGCCTCAACTCATGTTGGTGAGGTTGGCGAGCGTATCGTTGTTGAGGGTGTTGCTCGTCTGGTCAGCGTTTTTGATAACGCATATGGCACGAGCTACATGTACCTGATTGACGGTGCAGACGGCAATGCCTACAAGTTCATCGGCACAGGCATCCATCCTCGTGAGGCTTACACAGGTGACAAGCAGACCTTTTCTCTGAAGGCAAAGTTCACCGTCAAGAAGCACGACGAGTACAACGGTCAAAAGCAGACTGTGGTGAATCGTCCCAAGGTTGAAGTTGCGGAGATGGTAGCATGAGCAAGGATTACGACAAAGGTCATGGCTCTCCTTTTGACAGAGGGGGAGCTGACTCTTACTATCATCGCCCTCGGAGTCCTCACAAGATCATCGCCTCAACTGAAGAGGTGACAGGTCGCCAGTTTTTTGAGGAGATCAATGACCTGACTCCTGAAGAAGTTGAAGCCTACAATGCTGGGTATGATGAAAATGAAGAGATGGGTCACAAGAAAGACTGGGGATGATAATACAAAAAGCCAAAGGCAAATATTGTGTAGCAAGAGTTAAGCTAGACGGAAACTCAATACAAAAACTTTCCTCCCTCCCAGGATTCAAAAAGTGGGTTGGGAGGGATTTGCTTTTTGCACCGACTGGTGCCAACATTGCACACATCAGCAAGTTTTGGCCAGACGCACATTGGTCTGCTGATGCTGCACCGATCCTTGAAGAATACATTGAGACATTGCGTGAAGCTGAAGTCAACCGAGAACAAAAAGACAAGCCTGTTGAGGATCTCGGCGACTTCATATTTAAGACACGTCCTTTTGATCACCAACGTAAAGCCTTTTATCTTTCCCGAGACAAAGAGTCTTTTGCTCTGCTCATGGAGCAAGGCACAGGCAAAACAAAAGTCGTCATTGACAATGCCGCATATTTGTATGGTCAAGGCAAGATCACAGCCCTAGTCGTGATTGCTCCCAATGGTGTTCACCGCAACTGGCTGAGTAAAGAGATTCCTGATCATATGCCTGAGTGGTGCCCGAGCAGAACAGTTTACTATCATTCTGGCATGCGCAAAAAAGAGCTTGAGGCTTTTGATGAGGTATTGGCTGAAACGGAAAAGCTAAAGGTGTTCAGCTTCAATGTTGAGGCTTTTGTGAGCGACAAGGCTGTGGCTCTGATGAAAAGAGTTTTGCTGAGTAATGACGTCATGCTGGTTGTTGACGAAAGTTCCCGCATCAAACGTCCAGGAGCCAAACGAACAAAGATCATAACTCGTTTTTCAAACATGGCTAAGTATCGTCGCATAATGACAGGCACCCCAGTGACAAAAGGACCAGAAGACGTTTACAGCCAGTTCAAGTTCCTTGACCCTCACATCCTTGGCTATGACAGCTTCTATTCATTCAGAGCTAGGTATTGTGTCATGGGTGGTTTTGAGAACAAGCAGATCGTCTCATATCAAAACATTGATGAGCTGACACAGAACATTGAGGGTCATTCTTTTAGAGTTTTGAAAAAAGACTGTCTAGACTTGCCTGAGAAAATATATCAGCGTCATCCTGTTGACCTGTCCCCAAAGCAACGCAAACTGTACAATCAACTCCGCAAAGACTTCATAGCAGAGCTTGAGGGAGAGAAGCTTGATGCGCCAGAGACAATCACTAGGCTTTTGAGGCTTCAACAGATTGTTTGCGGTTGGTTCCCAACTGAGGACGAAGTCAAGCAGATTGACGACAAGAATGTACGTTTGCAGGCTCTTTTGGACGTCCTAAGCGACATTGATAGCAAGGTTATCATCTGGGCACGATTTAAAGCCGATTTAAGAGCCATAGAGCGTGCTCTTGGGGAGCTGGCAGTGGCTTACCACGGCGAAGTATCAAACGACCAGCGAGCGATCGCCGTAGAGCGTTTTCAGAATGACCCGAAGATTCGCTACTTTATCGGTCAACCTCAGTCGGGTGGGATAGGCTTGACGTTGACTGCGGCAGACTGTGCGATCTACTACTCAAACAGCTTTGACCTAGAAACAAGGCTTCAATCTGAGGACAGGTGCCACCGCATCGGTACAAAGAACAATATCACCTATATTGACATTGAGGCACCCAAAACAATAGACACAAAGATCATCAAAGCTCTTCAAAACAAAAAGAGCCTAGCTGATGTCGTGACCAAAGATCCCATATCATTATTTTTAACAGAAGAGGATTAAATGAGCGAGAAAAACTTTTGGGTGTTGTTGCGCACCTCAATGAGAAATCTTAAAATGTACAGAGTTGAGAACAGGGTCATGAAAGGCATGCCCGATGTTCACTATATACGGGATGGTGAGTCGGGTTGGGTTGAGCTCAAATATATGAAGTCATGGCCAAAGACACGCATGTCAACAGGTTTAAAATTAAATCAATCTCTCTGGCTAAAGGAGTACAACGAGCACAAAGGTCAATGCTGGGTGTTGATAAGAGTCGGGAGAGACTTCATTGGTTTGATTCATGGACGAGATGCCAAAAGACTTTTTGACAGACCATCAAGAAAAGACTTTTTTGAAATGCTGAGCTACAAAAAGATGGGCAACATGAACAAGGCTGATTGGGACGATCTTCAAGACGTCATGACTTCTGCTTCAATAACCAAACAAAGTAAAACATCCCACAAACAGCAATAATTATTATCAGGGCAGCAAGACCATATCCGAGATTTTCCATAAACTCAGCTCTTCGTCTGCGAGCAAGTTCTTCTTGAACCCTGCGAGACTTCCTGGCTTCAGCTTGAAACTTTTGCCAGTCGTTCCAAAGTCCAGGACGACCTGCGTAAATCATTATCTGCTTCAACTGTTCTTCTTGTTCTCTGATTTTTTCAAGAGCCATAAACTCTTCAAGATCAGAGCCACCTACACCTTTGCTTCTCTTTTTGTTGCCTTTGCGTTGAAGTTCTTCCTTGGCAGTAACAAAATCGCCGATCTGCTTCCCGACGGCAGTGAGTTCTCTTCCATTTACTAAGGCTGTTTTGATTACTGAGAATGCGGCATTGGCTGCTGCGAGTTCTGCTAACATGTGCTACCTCTAGGGTATGTTCGCAGCCTGATTCAGTTTTTCAACAACGGAAGCAGGTGCGGAATCTACGATGGATTGAAGCGAAGGAGACGTTGTCTCTTCACCAACTTCTTCAACAACAGTCGGTCTGACTAATGCTGAAAAGCCAGACGTGAATAAAGGCATATTGACTCTACTCAGATATTGTCTGGTTGCATCCCTTGCAGCTCCCGTAGCACGCATCCCCTCAATAACATCAACAGAATCCCGACCAACAATCGGGACAAGCCTTGCATAATTAAGCAAGCCATTGCGAGCCAAACCTGACAAAACAGTGTAACCTGAATTTGATGGGTTCAGCTTTATCTCAGCCCAAAGTGTGGGCATCACATTATCACGAAACTGTGAAATTCTTGCAATCTCATCAGGACCAAATAACATCCCTGTGATTGCTTTATTTTTAACAAAAATGTCGTCGTAGTTATTCACTATGTTCGTGCGAGTTACACCAGACTTGCCTGACCCTGAGAATGCTTTCTCAAGAACAGCGTCTTTGGCCAGTGCAACAACTTCTTTATATTGATCTTCAGGCAG